AGAAGCCTTTCACTGTAGATTACACAGGCTTTGGTTGGGTCATGATTAAGAACGGTGTATTTGAAGATGAGAAAATCGAATATCCTTGGTTCGCTCCTAAAATGCAACAGTTTGAGTCTGGAGCAGTACAGGATATGTGCGGAGAGGATGTTAGTTTCTGTTTAGATGCTATCGATGCAGGTTATGACATCTGGTGCGATCCTCGGATACGTGTTGGTCACGAAAAAACTCGTGTTATTTAACCGTCGTGTCTCGTTTTACTATGGAGGAATCTTAAAATGCCCATGAGAAGTCCAACTGGAGTCGAAATGATCGAAACTCGACCGAAAAAAACTCGTCAAGGAAGTGGAAAACACACAAAATATGCTGCTTCCTCTCGAAATAAGGCAAAAAAACGCACAAGAGGTCAAGGGAGATAAAAAGTGAGTGGATAAGGTGCTAAATAAAGTTATATTTGCTTCATAATAGTGCCTGTCCAACGTATAAGTAAGTCATTTAAGGACATTAGTATGTCTTTTGAGGTTAACCCCTTAACAGATGACCTTATTGCGATTAAAAATCAGACAGCTATTGCTCGTTCTCTAAGGAATTTGGTTCTTACCACTCCTGGAGAGCGATTTTTTAATAATGAAATAGGTTCACAAGTCAATAACCTCTTATTTAACAATGTTGATGACGTTACAGCAGTGTCTATAAGGTCAGAAATCATTAATGTTATTGAAAATTATGAACCAAGAGTTGAATTGGGGGATGTTAGTGTTAATGCTAATATCGATGCTTATGAAATGGACGTAAAAATCAATTATAAGATCATTGGAATTGATGTTCCAACCCAAGAATTAACATTCGTGCTAATACCAACAAGATAAATGCCATTAGTTAACTTTGCTAATCTGGATTTTGACCAGATTAAGGTAACAATAAAAGATTATCTCAGATCTAACTCAGATTTTACTGATTATGACTTTGAGGGATCTAATTTATCCACCATTATTGATGTACTTGCGTATAATACGTACATCACTTCATACAATGCCAATATGGTATCGAATGAGGTGTTTCTGGATAGTGCTACATTGCGAGAAAATGTAGTTTCTTTAATACAAAATGTTGGATATTTACCAAGATCAAGAAGAGCAGCAAGGATTAATGTATCATTTTACGTTGATACATCTGGATATGCCACACAACCACAAAATATTAAATTACATAAAGGATTAGTAGCTACTACAACTGAGTTTACAAATGAGAGTTTTACATTTGTTTCATTAGATGATATCACAAAACCCGTCTTTAATAGAAGAGCTGTATTTACTGATGTTGAACTTGTCGAAGGAAATTATATTACCACTACATTTACTGTAGATTCCTATGATCCAAACCAAAGATTCATTCTTCCGAATAGTGGAATTGATACAACTACTATTAGAGTTACAGTAAAACCATCACAATTCTCAAATACAAGTCGAAAATATGCTCAAAGTGGTAATGTAACAAGTTGTCAGGGGCATTATACAACAAATCAAAGTTTATTTGAAGTAAATGGAACATCAGCAGTCTATTGGATACGTGAAATAGAGGGAGAAAGGTATGAATTGATTTTTGGAGATGGTATTTTTGGTAAAAAACTAGAAGCACCTAGTTTTATTGAAGTTTCTTATGTTGTAACAAATGGAATAAATGGAAATGGCATCACAAGTCTTACTTTTAATGGAAAATTGACTTCTGGAAGAGGAAATCTTGCTTTAACATCAGGTGTTTCTCTACTGAACGTTAGTCGTGGATCATATGGAGGGGCAGATATCGAATCTATTGACTCAATTAAGAAATATGGACCTAAAGTTCATGGATCACAGAATAGAGCAGTGACTGCAGCTGATTATGAAACATTAATTCCTACGGTATTTCCTGAAACTGAAGCAATTTCTTGTTTTGGAGGGGAAGAATTGACTCCTCCTCGATTTGGAGAAGTTTTTTGTGCTGTAAAACCGACAAATGGGCAATATTTGTCAAATGCTCTTAAAGAAAACCTTAAAAATACAGTTAAAAAGTATAATGTAGCAGGAATAAATCTAGATATTACTGATTTAAAATATTTGTACATAGAACCAAACGTATCTGCATATTATAATTGCAATTTGGGGAAATCTGTTAATGATATTATTAATGCCATAATGAATGCTATTTTAGAGTATTTAAATAATGAAGATTTGATGGGATTTAATGGTAGATTTAAATTTAGTAAGTTCCAATGTTTAATTGATGGAGCTGATGAGTCTATTACTTCTAATATTACATCTTTAAGGATAAGAAGGGATTTGAGAGTAGCGTTAAATAGTTTTGCGGAATATGAAATTTGTTTTGGGAATTGTATTTTTGTTAAAAAATGCGATGGTCATAATATAAGATCTACAGCATTTAAAGTGTCTGGAATACAAGGAGAGGTCTATCTATCAGATAAACCAAATTCAAATGATTCTTCAAAAGGAACTATTTTCTTATTCCGATTAATGTCTCCCACTCAACCTGAAATTGTGAAAAAAAATATTGGTACTATTGATTATGAGCATGGAGAAATTAAATTATCTCCTATTAATATAGTAGATACTGATGTTAACAACGGTTTTCCAATAATTGAAATAGATGGAGTTCCTTGTTCTAATGATATATTAGGACTCAATGACCTTTATTTACAAATAGGTTCTGGAAGTGCTGGAAATGGAGATGGAGATGATGGTATTAATGTAAATGCATATTGCGATGATACTACTGATTTAGCTTCTACTTATGGTGGCAACATACTGGTTCGTGGAGAAGTTCATTATGGATGTAATACTGATGGAGAAATCACGGATGTAACAAGTGTTGTGACTACAACCATAACCACTACAACAGATGGTGTTGTAACTGGCACGACTGTTGGTTCTATAACACAAACAACACAAACTGGAGGAGGAATGATGACTGGAGGTGGTGGTGGTGCTACTGGTGGCGGTGGCGGCGGATATTAACTTTCATATTATTACTAAGATTAACGTATACAACAAATGATATCAACAGATCTAAAAAAAGTTAAGTTACAAAGTATAGTTGAAAATCAACTCCCTTCTTTTGTGCAATCTGATTTTCCTTTATTAGGAGAATTTTTAAGACAGTATTATATTTCTCAAGAATATCCTACTGCTTCTGCCACTGTCCTTCAGAATATAGATGAATACGTTAAATTAGTAACTTTAACAACTAATAGTGATAGCACTGTATTGAGAGATGATATAGATGAAGCTGATGATGAGATATTTGCATCTTTTGATTTAAATAATGGAGTTATTGGTACATATGAATTTCCAGACAAATATGGTTTAATTAAAATAGATAATGAAATTATATTATATGAAGAGAAAACAAGCAATTCGTTTAAAGGATGTATAAGAGGGTTTAGTGGAGTAACATCATATAATTCAATTCATAGTGATCAATTAAGTTTTTCAGAATCTAATATTGCACAGCATATAACAGGTGCAAAAATAGTAAATTTAAGTGCTTTATTATTTGCTAGATTTTTAATTAAAGTTAAAGGTTTATATTCTCCTGGATTTGAAAATAGACAATTAGATGAAGATTTAAATCAAAGACTGTTTGTTTCTAGAGTTAGAGATTTTTATACATCAAAAGGAAGTGATGAATCTTTCAGAATTCTTTTTGGAGCATTATATGGAGAAGATTGTGAAGTATTAAGACCTAGAGAATTTCTTTTTAGACCTTCAGATGCTGATTATAGAGTAACAAAAGATTTAGTTGTTGAATCTATAAATGGTGATCCCTTAAAACTTTTAAATTGTACATTATTTCAAGATGAATATGAAGATTATGGAATAGAAAAAGCTTATGCTCCTATTACTAACGTAGAAAAAATAACTTTTAACGAAGTTGATTATTATAAGTTTGGTACTGACTATAATACCACTACGGATATTGCTTTACAAGGAAGTGTTTATGGAGAATTTTCTGCTCATCCATCTACAAAGATAATAACTCAAGTTTCAGCTGGATCTAGTGTAATAGATGTAGATTCAACTATTGGATTTCCTGCTACTGGAGAATTAGCAATCACATATGAATCGGGAGCTTCTGGTATATTAACTTATAGATCAAAATCAGTAAATCAATTTTATGGGGTTGGAGTAGCTAATACAACTGTTGCGGGTATTGGTAGTGAAGATTCTATTGCCTCAAAAGAAGATATTAGATTAAATGTGAGTGCATATGCATATGTCGGTATAGGCACTACAAGTAAAGTAGAAGTAAGAATAGGCAATGTTCTTGCAGAACCAATAATTAATGAGAATACTTATTATTATGATAGAAATGATACTGCCAAAGTACAAAGTTTAGGAATTACTACTTCTAGTCCAAGAGTTAATGATTGGTTTTATAATTTATCTATTACATATGACATAGAATCAATATCATTAGTTGATGCATCTGATTTTACTTATACTATTATCACCTATGATGAGAATAATCTAAAAGTCGGAGATACTGTTGTTGTCACGGATGTTACAGGAAGCACTCGTGATTCTAAAGTCAGTGAAATTATAAATTCATATAGTTTTTCTATTAAAGGTCAAGGTCGTATTAGTAATGCGAGTTCCACAGTTGAAAGAAAAATATCAAGAAGTAATGTTGACAAGAATCTGGTTGATTATCAGTACATTAATAATTACTTTGCAAATATTCAAAATACTTATGTAAAATTTAATCAAGATGTTTTAGTTGCTTCTTCTTCTATTCCAAATTATCCTAATTCTCCTTTAAATTTTTATGATAGAAAAATAACTTTAAATGGAAGCTATAGTGGCGATACATTTACATTTTTAGATGTAGAAGATCATGGATATTATACGGGAGATTCAGTTTATTATGATTCACATACGATTGAATCTACTGATTTCTTAGGAAATGTTAATAAAGTAATCAGTAAGTTTCCTGAAATGGATCCTGGTATATTTTTTGTAAAAAGAGTAAATAAAAATCAAATACAACTTGCTACAAGTCCTACCAATATTGATAATAATAGTTTTGTAGCAGTATCTGGAATAGTTACATCAAATACTCTACAACCTGTAGGTTTTTATGACAAAAAAGTTGATACTCAATTATTGTTTAGAGAGATAAAATCTCCTGTTGCTGAAGCAGGTGTATATGTAACAGAACCAGGTTCTAGAAATGGTATTTTAATTAATGGTGTAGAAATATTAAATTATAAATCAACAGATACTGTTTATCATGGAGTTATTAATAATATTGCTGTCGCTGCACAAGGAAAAAATTATGATATTATTAATCCCCCTATTTTACATATAGATGATAACGTAGGTTCAGGAGCAACTGGTGTATGTGCTATTAAAGGTAATTTACAAACAATTGAAATTACCGATACGGGATATGATTATACTTCTACACCTACTATTTCAATAACAGGTGGAAATGGTAAAGGAGCGAAGGCTTCAGTTAATACACTTGATTTACAACATGATGTAGAATTTCAAGCTGTTGGTTTGGGTACAGAAAGATCTGATCGTGTTATTTTAGAAGATAATACAATAGGATTTTCTACTTTTCATAAGTTTAGTAATGGTGAAAAAGTAATTTATAGAACCAATGGAGGAACTGCAATAGGTGGAATTTCTACAGATGCAATTTATTATGTTCACACTGTAGGTGTATCTACTGTTAGACTTTATAAAGAACAAACAGATGCAATTAATGCTGGTGTAAATACCATTTCATTAACAAGTTTTGGAACAGGAGTTCAGAAATTACAAACATTTGAAAGAAAGAAAATTGTATCTAGTATAGTAATTGATTCTAGTGGATCTGGTTATGAAAATAAGAAAAGAAGTATAATTTCAGCAACAGGTATTAGTACGGCACTGAATCAAATTAACATAGATGGTCATGGATATAAGTCAGGGGAAATCGTTCAGTATTCTTATGATACTTCTGCGATTTTAGGTATAAATTCAAATACTGATTATTTTGTTACTGCAGTTGATAGTGACAATTTTAGACTTTCGAGTGTAGGTGTAGGAACCACAGCAAAGAGTTTATATTATGACACTAATCAATATATACAATTTACTTCCCCTACTTTAGGGTCTGGAACTCATTCATTTAATTATCCTCCTATTGTTGTATCATTAAGTGGTGAAATTGGTGTTACTACTTACAGTGGACAAGATTTTAGAGCTAAACTTCAACCATTATTTAAAGGATCTATTGAATCAATTCAGGTTACTAATACTGGAGTGGGTTATGGATCTTCGGATATTTTAAATTTTGATAATCAACCATTATTTACATTAAAAAATGGTACAAATGCGGAAGTTAGTGTAATTCTTGATAATGGTAAAATTGTTGAAAGTGTGGTTACTAATGAAGGATATGGTTACAATGCCCCTCCAATATTAACACTTAATACTAATGGATCTGGAAATTATGGAAAATTAGTTCCAATTATTAGTGATGGAAAATTAGTAGATGTTAGAATACATAATGCGGGTATTGGATATACTGGAGAGGTTTTAGTTAATGTAAGACCTAGTGGATTAAACGCTAAATTTAGAGCTCATATTAAACCTTGGACGGTTAATCTCTTTAATAAGTATTTGGACATTATTTCAGATGATGATGGAATATTAGCGGTATCTGAAAATGCAGAAAGAGGTATTCAATATACTCATTTATATACACCTAGAAAATTAAGAGAATCTGTTTATGTAAAAAATCAAAGTAATGAAATAAAATATGGTTTGAGTGATTTAGAGAAAGTTAATAATTTAGAAGTTTCTGCACCATATCATTCTCCCATAATAGGATGGGCTTATGATGGAAATCCAATATATGGTCCTTATGGTTATACAAATCGTGATGGTGGTGTTGTAAGAGCAATGAAAACTGGTTATAAATTAACCAATGCACCTAATAGACCTTCTACAGTAGCATTTCCGCAGGGATTTTTTGTTGAAGATTATGAATTTGATAATTCAGGTGATTTAGATGAACATAATGGTCGTTTTTGTGTAACACCCGAATATCCAAATGGCATATATGCTTATTTTACCACAATAAATCCTACATTGGTTGAAAGTTCAGGTCCATTCAACAAATATAGAATTCCTGAATTTCCTTATTTGGTAGGAAATACATTTAAATCAAAACCAAATAAATTTAATTATAATATCAAATCTAATCAACTAGATTATAATCTGTATGAGTCTGAATGGTTTAGAAATACTACTCCATACTCATTGAATAAAAATAATGCTTCCTACGATTTTCTATTACAACCCAATAAAAAGAGAAGTTATAATGTAAATATATCTGATGTTTCAAAGGGGAATATTCAAAAAGTTGGTATTGTAACAGGAGGAAATAGTTATCAAATTAATGATAAAATAATTTTTGAACCTTTATTAGGATCTCAAGTTGCTAAAGCTAAAGTTTCTGAAATTGAAGGAGTAGAAGTAACTAATGTTAGTGTTGCTTCTAGTACTGTTTCGGAATTAGAAATTATTCCGTTTGATGCTAGTGGAACTTATCTTGCAATTTCTACTTCACCTCATAATTTTGTTAATACTAACTTAGTTTCTTTATCTGGATTTAATACTTCAATTAACTCTCTTCAAGGTGGATTTAATATTGGAGTAAGAACAGAACAAGTTAGTTTGACTCCAGGAGTAAGTACTAGTGGAGTTACTGGATTAGTTACATATTTTGGAATTTCAGGATCTATAAATTTTGATTCATTATCAATTGGAGAAAATGATATTCTTGGAATTGGAACAGAAGATGTAAAAGTATTAAATGTTGATAAAACTAATTCTAGATTAAGAGTTTTACGAGCTCAAAATAGTACAGTATCAAGTGCTCATACAGCAACTGCAGTTATAACTGAAGATTCTAGGAAATTTACCTTTAATGCAACACCTCAAGATAATGTAATTTTTGAATCAACAAAAGAAATTTATTTTGAACCAAAAGAAGCAGTAGGATTGGGTACTCTTACGGGAGTGGGTATTGGAACGACTATTTTCTTCTCTAATCCTGGTGCAGGACTAACTCAAGTTTATATTCAATCACAATCTATTTTCTTACCAAATCATGAATTGAATACTGGTGATCTTTTAAGATATAGAAATAATGGTGGAGATTCTATTGGAGTTTCCACTGATGGTACTACATCCTTTAATTTACCAGATGAGTCTAGAGTATATGTTGGAAAAATTTCTAATAATCTTATTGGAATTTCTACATTTAGAGTGGGACTCGGAACTACTGGTACTTTCGTAGGAATTGCTGACACTAATCAAACAGGAGGATTATTAAGATTCACTGGATTGGGAACTGGTGTATATCATAGTTTTAAAACTATAAAAGATCATGTTGTTACCGCAGAAGTAACTAAAAATGTAGTTACTGTAGCTACTGCTTCTACTCATGGATTATTATTTAATGACAATCTAAGAGTAAATGTAAAACCAGGTATTCATACTAGCATTAGTGTAAAATACAATGATTATAATAGAAGAATAGTTTTTGATCCTCAATCGTTTGTTGCAGGTGATGTTGATACTACTAATAATACAATTACCCTTACTGATCATGGATTGAAACATGGTGATAAAGTAATTCATACTGCATCTACTTCATCAGGTGGTTTGGAGAATGAAAAAATTTATTACGTTCTTAGACAATCTAATAGTAAAATAAAACTTTGTTTAACACGATATGAGTCATTGGAATTTACTCCAGAAGTAGTTAATATAACATCTGCTTCTGCAGGAACTATTTCTCCTATAAATCCTACTGTAAATCTTTATGATAACAATACGGTTAAGTTTGATTTATCGGATTCTTCTTTAGCTTCCTTTGTTGGATTAGGTTCTTATTCTGCATTTGATTTCAATTTATATACTGATAAAAACTTTAAGAATGTGTTCTATTCTTCAGGTGTAGATAATTCTTTTCAAGTAAGTAAAAATGGTAGTGTAGGTATTTCCAGTAATGCAAATCTGACAATTGTTGTTAATGATAGTTTGCCTAAAGTATTACACTATAAATTCAATCCAGTTGAAAGTGATTTAATTGATGATATTAAAAAAGAAATTGTTATTGATAATGAAGTTATTGGATGTAATCAAATAGAAATAAAAGGAAGTGTTTATTCAGGACTCTTCCCAGTTGCTGGTATTGGAACTACAAATACATTTACATATGATTTACTCAATACTCCTGAAAAATCATCTTATAGTACATCTGAAGGAATTTTAAAATATTTTACTGATTCTACTACAACATATGGTGGTATATCAGAAGTTGAAGTAACTTCAAAAGGAAATTATTATTCTGAAATTGTAGGTGTAGCATCTATTACAACAGGTATAGGTACTAAAGCTATTTTAGATGTTAGTAGTGATAATATTGGTAAAATAAATTCTCTAAGACTTGAGGATATTGGATTTGATTATCCAACAGATACTACTTTAAGACCTATTCTGAATCTACCAGAAATTCTTATAATGGAACCTTTAAATTCCTTTGAAAGAATTGGAATTAGTTCTGCTGGTAAAAATTACACAATTGCACCCGATTTAAATGTATTAGATGGATTTACGAAAAAGAAAATTAAAGAAGTTGATTTAACATATAAGATTGGAGATCCTACAGTAACTATCCTTAAAAATACAAAGAGTCTTAATAATATTAAACCTATTATCATACCAACTTCTAATGTTAATGGTATTGATATAAAAACTCTTTCATATGATGTTTCTACTAAAAATGTTACTATTGGATTAAATACTGCGTTTAGTGATGAATCACCATTTGCTGTAGGAGATAAAGTTTTAATTGAAAATGTAAGTGTTGGTGTTGGTACAACAGGAACTGGTTATAACTCAGTTAATCATGGATATTCATTATTTACTCTTGGAGATGTTAATGTTCCGTTAGGAGGAGGAGTGGGTGTTGTTACTTATAGTTTAGAGGGATATTTAAGAGAAGGAGAATTTCCTGGTAATTTTGATGCATTAAATTCAGCTGGAATAATTGTTCCCGAAAAATACTTCCCTCAATTTGATATTGAGTTAGAGAAAAACAATTTCTTTATTGGAGAAGATGTTACTTCTGGTAATAAAGTGGGTAAAGTTGAGAGTTGGAATAATCGTATTGAATTATTAAAAATAACAACAGAAACTGAGTTTGATGTTAACGATATAATTGTAGGAAGAACTTCAAATACTCAAGGAAGAGTTAAATCTAAAATTGATTTTAATGCAGAAGTTAAAATGGACACTGGAGCAGTTGTTCATAATGGTTGGAAGAAAGATACTGGATTTTTAAATAACAGTCTTGAAAGACTTGCAGATAATAATTATTATCAAAAATTCTCATATTCTTTAAGATCTAAAGTTGATATGGGAACATGGAATGAAGCCGTAAGCACTCTTAATCACCCTGCAGGGTTCCTTAAGTTTAGTGATTTACGTATAGAGTCAACAGACAATAATTTTAGTGGTGTTTCGGCAGTAGATAGTGATTTGGTTGCATTTATAAATTTAGATGCAGAAATAGAAATAAATTGTTATTCCAATTTTGATTTAGTTACAGAAAATTCTCTTAATATTAGTGATGATAAAATAGCATCTGATGAAATTTATTTCAATTCAAAAGTACTAACAGATTATTTTGAATCTGTAGGAAATAGAGCTCTTATTATTGATGATATTAGTACTCAATTTAATAGTGATCCAAGAGCAACTAGATTTTCAGTAGTTGCTAATTTTGATGTAAAACAAAGATCTAAAAAATGGTTGACTTTAGTAAAGGATAAAACTTTTACTGGTGAACGTCAATCAATGTTAGTTACTTTATTGCAGGATGAATCTAATGGATTTATGAATCAATATGGTCGAGTTGAAACTGTAAGTGAACTTGGAACGTTTGATTTTCAAGTTACTGGAAATAAAGGACAACTTCTCTTTTATCCAACGAAATATAGTGTTAATGATTATAATGTCAGTAATGTCAGTTTTGATATTGTTGGACTAAGCACAGTTGGTATTGGATCTACGAATTTAGGAAGTTCGATTGATATTAGATCAACACAAACACTTGTCGCAGCTGGAACAACAACCACAATTGTTGGTATTGCCTCTACTTACAGAAGTGCAAAAGTTCTTGTTCAGATTAATGATAGTAATGGTCAAATGGAATTTGATGAATTAAATATTCTTCATGATGGTACTACAGTAGAACTTTTAGAGTATGGTCAAATAACAACTGTATTTGATGAAGATTATAGTGGAACAGGATTAGGAACTTATATTGCATCAATGGAAACTGGACCTCTTAATATTGATTTTGTTCCTAATGCAGGTATTGCTTGTTCCGTAGATACATTAAGTATTGCTATTGCAGGTGCTAATGCGGGTGCTGGTGGAACAGGAATAGGAACTGAGTATTTGGGAGATGGGGTTCAGGATATTGCCTTTGTTAATTCTACATTTACTGCCATTCCTTCTGCAGCTTCCCCACTCGCACATAAAATTGCTGAATATGATATAAACAATACTGTTGCTACTAATGATAATAATGCTGCTTATTATTTGATTAGTGTAGAAGACACAACTAACAATCGTTATGAGATGTCTGAAGTAATGGTCTTAAATAGCAGTTCTGAAGTATACATGACTGAGTATGGAAATATTATTAGTAATATTGGATTGGGAACCGTAGGAGCTGCGGTTTCTAGTTCTACTTCCCAAACTCAATTGATGTATACTCCTATTGCAGGTATTGCAGCATCAGTTCGTGTTTTCCAAATGGGTGTACAAATTGCTGCCCAAAACGATGATGTAACTTCAGTTGATAAGATAGATTTAAATAATGCTTCTATTACTGCTGGATATGGTGATTATACTGGTACAGAAACAGATGTTCTTAGAGCATTTAATTTATCACATGACGGAAGAAATGTATTCCAAAGAGATTTTGATGGTAGCAGTTCAACTGTTGTTAATCTAACTAAAAATAGTGTTACAATTCCAGAGCATTTTTATGTAACAGGAGAAGAAGTTACTTACTCCTATGATGTAGATGGTGGAAGTCCAATTGGAATTGCTACTACTACCATTAGTGGAATTGGTGCTACGGATCAACTTCCTACAACTACTTTTATTGTTAAGATAGATGAGAGCACTGTTAAGTTTGCTAAGACTGCAGAAGATGCTTTAAAATCTGTTCCTAACATATTACACTTATCATCTGTAGGTGTAGGTGCAGCTCATACAATAACTGCAAGAAATCAGAACACAAAATGTTTGATTGCACTTGATAATGCAATCCAATCACCTATTGTTGCGACTGCTGTTACAACAGGTATATCTACAATATTTGATCTTGGAGGAAAGGTTATTGAGACAGTGGGTGTAACTTCATTCTTTGGTGGAGATTTAATTAAAATCAATGAAGAAATAATGAAAGTAGATACTGTGGGTTATGGAAGTGCAAAGAATATTTTAGTAGATAGGGCATGGATGGGAACTAATTTAGGAGTTCATACTGCTCATTCTATTGTTACCAAAGTTGAAGGTAATTATAATATTGTTGCCAATACACTCAACTTTGTTAATGCTCCTCAAGGGCCTACCCCCGTAAGTTCT